GAATATTTCACCGAGTGCTGTCTGTACGTGCTTGACAACCTGTATCTGGTAATCGCGGCTACCTATCTGCAAAGTCTCCATATTTACCTTTCGTTATTTAGCGTCACCGTAGCGTTCTCCCACCCCGGTCTCTGCGGCCAGTGGTATACCCGGAAGATACGACGGCTCTTTAACCATCTGAGCCAACACCCACTTCTCTGCTTCCTGTGCCTCATCTGCTGGCACAGTTACAACAACTTCATCGTGCACGGTTAATACGCAGGAATACCGTTTCTGTATTCGCAGCATACCGTCTGTCATTACGCAGCGTGCCACGGCCTGCACGATATTCTCAGTAAGCTTCCCTCCATAAAGCTTCTTGTGCTGCTCGCCGTACGTCCACTGCACCCGGCCTTTTTCGTCGGGCTTTCCTGTGAGGCTAGGATAGCGCAGATGTAAACCGTTTGGCAACACGATCGCCTCTTTCTTGAAGGTCAGGCACTTGTGTTTATACTCGCGTCCACCCACCAGCGATCTCACCAGAACGTCATCGCACATCCCCCAGAAGCCGACCACGGGCTCCGCTTCTTCACGGTACAGGTCAATGATCTTCTTTGCTGCAACGCAGTGAACAATGATCTCCTCGTCAGTGCAGAGGCGCGGAATCTCCAACGCTTTCTCCACATTAGGTTCATACGAGAGGAAGTCTGCGATCGTGCTGGCGTTGACGCCCAGCTGCTTGGCAAACGTCTTGTCGTAGCGTGTGGGGGGTGCCCCGAGGAAGCCGGTGAGCAGCTGAGCCGCGAAGCTCGCCCAGCCCAGCCCGTAACCCGCGCCCAACAGCGCCGACTTGGCGGACTGCCGCAGGTCAGGGTGGGTGGCCTTGCTGAGCCCCGGTATGCCGAACATCCTCGCGCCATACATGGAGTAGGCGTCCTGCCCCGAGGCGAATATCTGCAGCAGGTCCCGGTAGTCGGCCAGCCACGCAAGCACGCGGGGTTCGATCTGCGAGAGGTCACACACCACGAGCTTGTGGCCCTGTGGGGCTATGATCGAGCGGCGGAGGAACGAACCCCGCTTCAGGTTCTGCAGGTTCAGCCCCGACCCGCGAGAGGCCGACCAGCGCCCAGTGTGCGCCCCGTAGTAGTTCAGCGGCACCGGCAGCGTCCCACGTTGTGAAATGTCCAGAAAGCGCTGCGCCCGTGTTCTCTCCAACGTACTCTTGACAGCCAGTCGTGCCTCGCACAGCAGCGCGATGTCCTCGTTGTCGCTGTTGACCAGCGCTTGGAACATGGCGTCGTTCTTGGCGAACGCGTAGATCATGCCCTCCGGGTTCGGCGTCTTGGGCGTGGGCTTTTTCTTCTTGAGGGGCGGCTCTACCCCGAGGGAGCGCAGCAGCTTGGCAAACTGATCGTTGCTGGCCAGCGCCTTGTCGTCCACCCCCAGCCGGTTGAGCAACCCCTCCCGCTTGACCCGCTCGTCCTCAATCGCCTCCTGCAGCATGATGGGGTCCAGCTTCAGCACCGGGTCCACGAACATGCGCAGGGTCAGGTCGATCAGCCGCAGCTCCTTGGCGGGGAAGCCGGGGACGAGGTTGTTGAAAATACCTTCACACAAGAACACGTCGTGGTTGCAATACTCCGCCAGCTCGCGCTCGATATGCACCGGCAGCACGTCAAGTATGCCGTCGGTGCTGTGCACAGCCTCACCCTTCGGCGGCAGTCCGAACTCTGCAGCGAGGCGGCGCAGGCTGTTGCCCACCTCTACCCCACGCAGCGCCCTGCCCATACTGAGCGAGTCCATGATGAAGCAGGGGACGTGCCCATACACCCACGACATGATCGCCACATCGAACTGTGCGTTGTGGGCCAGCACTCCGGTCTTCGTCCAGTCGATGCTCTTGAAGAACGCGGGGATGTCCCGGTGGCTCACCCACTGAGCCACCCCTTGCCCGTGATACTTCCAGCTCAACCCCCACGCCTTGAAACGCGGGTCACGGATGTAAGCTTCTGTGGACATCTTCGAGAGCGTGTAGTCTTTCTTGTCCCACGCGGTCTCGAAGTCCAGAACAATCAAGTCCTCGAACGGTTGACTCACTGCAGCACCTCCGGCTTTGGCATACTGTAGTGGTGTGATACTGCGTGGATCATGACCTTAGCCTCCTCGTTGTCAGCGTTAAGCGCGTAAACGGCCAGCGCTTTGTTTCCGGGATCGCAGTGAATGATCACCGCCTTATGACCGTTCTCTCCCCACAGGCAGTCGCAGACGATGCCCGTGATGTAGTTGAGGTACTCCTGCTTCGACTCCTCACTGTCGTTGTACTGCGCGGACATTGGCGAGGCCATGATCCAGTTTCTCCCGTATGTATTCCAGCGTGGCAGTATCTTCGCGAACGACGAAGGAGCAGCCACCAACGCGGTTGATCTCGTTGATGTTGGTCTCCTGCAGCGCGGTGGTCTTACCCGCGCCCGCCTTGCACTCGATACCGAAAAACAAACCTTTGTAACACCCGATGATGTCGGGAACTCCTGACCGCCCATACCCCCCTGTCATGGGGTAGAAAAAGAAGCAGTCCAGCGCGGCGAGGACAGCGTTGACTTTGCGCTTTACTTTCGACTCCGGTGTTGATGCCATGACGAACTCCTTTCAGTGTGTGCGTCGGGCGTTGCATCCCGCACATATCCAGCGCCGATACTGCGGCTTCTTGGACGTGCCGATGACCTTCCCGCCAGTGGTCGGCTTGTGCCCTTGGCAGTGGCTGCACCAGCGCGTACCGGTAACACGCGCCAGTGCTTCGGTTGAAACCCTGTTTCTTACTCCGGACACGTAATCGTCCTCGACAGCTCATCGCTGACATTGATCACATCCTGCGGCGTGTTAGACAGCGTGTTGATAGCGCGTTTCATAAGCATCGCCATGATAGCGTGACCTTCCTGATCGAACACAACTGCACCGCCCCCGGTCTCCGGGTTGAATACCAACGAAACCATTACATTCTCCTGAACAATCCAAAACGTCTTTTAAAGAAAGAAAGCTCCAGCACAGTGATGCGCCGGAGCTGCCCAACGTGTATACCAACTACATACCCTACACCGAACGTGGCCACGCCGAAACAAATAATCTCAGTCAGGCTCATCGGGATCATCCACGCCGGTCTTGTCAAGATCAGCCCACGGGAACGCCGTCTGCCATATAGACTGCAGCAGGAACGGCTTACCCCACGGTTTTAAATCGCGGGGGGCGTCCTTGGGAACGTCGTCATCTGTGTGTACAACCCTCATTTCTTCCTCCCTCGCACAACCGTCATGGGGGGTATTTTCTCCACTTCAGCGCGGTAAGCGCGGATGGTCTCGCTCACGTCGGTCTGCACAGCCTTGGTCGGGATAAAGTTACACCCCTGATCGATGATGTACTTCTTGCGGCTGCGCAGGTATGCGATGGCTTCGTCCAGCTTGTCCTGTCTCATAGCGGTGCCTCCTATATGTGTAATGTCACACGACTGCAGTTGAACTGTATTGCTAACTCCTGAGCCATTGTCACGAGTTCTTCCTTATTGGCGACATCACCCTCCACACGGTATACCCGCAGCTCTTCGCCAAACAACTTACCGGTCACAGTTCGCTTAATCCCGTTTGTAGTCACGTCTCTTGTAATCATATCAACGCCTCCTCGATGTCATTTAGATTTACTGGTTTTCTTCTTGGCTTTGCGGGCCGCTGCTTTCTTCCGCTTGGCTGTCCAGAAGCCGCTGCGCTTGGTGTATTTACGCTTGGGCTTGCAGTAGGGCTCGAAGTGATCGGGTCGGAAATAGGAGTTGTCAGGGCACACGTCGGAAACGGCCAACTGCTCGGCAGGTTCGACTTTGTAGGGCGCATTGGTTTCCTCAATATCTTTTAATACTTCATGACTCTTGATCAGCATGTAGCAAACCCAAGCCGCAATCAATCCCGCGATAACCAAGAAAAAAATAATAGATGTAGTCATTTTGTTCTCTCCAGTTCAATCAACAAGTCAATGAAGTGCTTCGCCTTTTCCAAATCTTCGACACCATTCTTCTTACGCCACCGACTGATGTATTTGATCACGCACCCCTCGATATACGGGATGTTGTTCTTGTAGATATACTCCACCGGCTGGATGGCCATGCTTTTATAGTGGTTGCCGCCCACTTGGGCTTCTAGCGCCATTGCTTTTCTCCTCTGTGTTTTAGATCGGACTGCTTTGATGATGCGGGCCTCGAAACACAACAATCATACTATCGTGCTTTCCCTTGCCTCCGCTTGGTTTGTCGTTTTTGTAAAACTCTATGCGGCCTCGAACAAATCGAACCTCCGCGTTAGGGTATATCAGGTCATGAAATTGCTTGGTTCCAGTTGCTGCTGGTATAAGCAGCACACAAGTCGCACTGTTCTCTTTCCATTCCTTGTACGCACGCGCTATGAACTTCGGCTTATCACGTCGATTGTAGGGGGGGTTTATAAAGTTGCTTTTCCCCCACCTAAAAT